ATCTCTTACTGATTCTGGCATTGGATTTGGTTTACTCCATATTATATCTTGCCGTAAATACCAACCATCTTGCCTTAGTGCAAATGCCAGTAGCCAAGGAACACCGATCAAATCTTTCTCCTTATATCCTTTTAACTTATTTCCTCTTCGATTACATTTAGTGGGTAGATCTTGATTAGTTTTAGATACACTTTGCTTGACTAATCCTTGACCTTTTCCTGGCCGATAGTTATAATAGCTATCTCCCATGTTTAACCATAGAGTTCCATCTTCTGTTAGATTGTTCTTAACTTCTCTGAATACTTTGACCAACTCATTAACATAATCCTCTGGTGATTGTTCAATACCGATTTGGTTCTCTTCATCACCATAGTTTCTTAATCCGTAGTATGGTGGAGAAGTGATACACATTCTTGCAAGATCATCAAACTCACTTAGTCTCTCCCTGCAATCTCCAAATAAAACTAAATCTCTTGTCATTTGTTCACCACACTAATAGCAGGCTGACCTAGATTGAATACTGTATTGACGACTGCTTCCACTTTGCGTGATGTGCTGATGCCAACCTTATCATAACAAGGAACTACAACTAATCCATAAGTCTTACTCTCATCACCTTTGCGTATCACTCTACCAATAGTTTGAGATATACTTACATAATCCATTGACCTAAGAAACAATGCGGCTTCTAATCCTGATACATTAATACCTTCAGATAATATGCTATGATGTAATACAACAAATCTTTCATTGCCCTTACCCCACTCATTAAGTGTATTAAAGAACTCTTCACGATTTACTTTCTTACCATTGATAACTGCACCAGTTTTAGATGTAATGTACATCCAATTATACTCACGCTGTGTCAACTCATAAGCAAAATCAGATAGAGATATTAGATTTACTATCTGTTTAGTTGACCTTGCACAAATGAGAATCTTATCAATATCAAGATCATCAATCGTATTTAAGATATTGTCGCAATCTTTCTCATAACTGAATCTACTATCGTCAGCAACATCAATCTCTTTGATAACAACTTTAGGTGGTAATATATGACCTTGCTTAACCAACTGTGGAGCTGGAACATTGACCAATACCTCACCAAATATATCATAGTCATTCATACCAACTTTCATAGGTGTGTTAGAATGTTTTGGTGTTGCTGTAAAGAAGTAACATCTATCAGCATACATTGAGAAATACTCAACTGCTTCAATAAAGTTCTTCTGAATACCATTATGTGCTTCATCAAAGTATATTGTGTCAATATGAATATAACTCTCTTGTATTCTGTGTAATGAATGGTATGTTGTAAATATAATCTTATCTCCTCTAGTAAACTTATCCCACATACACACATCACTTGCTTTTGTAGATGAGAAGTGTGTAGTCTCTCCTGAGTGAACGTGCATAACAGATACATTATCAAGTATCTCTAAGAACTCACTTGATAACTGCTCTGCTAATAGGATACGAGGTGCAACTACAACAATAGTTCCAGATACTTTTTTAGCATCTTCAATCATACACATAGTTTTACCACCACCTGTGGGAACTATGATCTGACCCTTACTATTCTTGTCAAGAATATTAACAACTGTATTCTGATGTTCACGAAGTTGAATCATTAAATCACTGTAATAATAATATTATACCATAAAAGGTATTAAACCGCCATAGAGACGCTTACAATAGGGTTACACTTTAAAGGCTACACTTAGTCTTTCTTATATGGATTCTTTGAACCTCTCATTGCTATACTCATTCCAGGCTCATATGCTGATCTTGGTCTTTCTCTACCTTTTATCAAATCTTTTACTAATCTTTGACCTGCTCTCTTGATCTTCCTTCTCTCGTCACGAGTATTACCACTTGGTTTTTGTGGTTTATAATCAGGTGAAACTTTCTTTGGTTGTTTCTTAGTTAACAGTTGTGATGCTGTTGGTGTTTTAGCACCAGCCTTCTTTGCTCTTCTCTCCATAGCAGCCTTTCTCTGTGCTGCTCTTGGGTCTAGTTTTGCACTACCACGTTCTTTTGTTGGTTGTTGCACTCTAGTTTCTGCTTTTCTTTGCTGACCTATATCTTTTCTTGCTTTATAATCTTTGGCTGGAACCATCTTACCACCACCAGCTGCTTTCATTCTTCTCTTCTCAGGTGCGGTTTTCTTTCTCTCCGCACCCACCTTCACACCAGTTCCTATCTTCTTGATAGTCTGGCCCATCTCTTTATCATACGTTTGCTCACATAGTGATACAAACTCTCTGAATGTTCTCATCTTTACAACTGTTGCTTATACATTATTTAGCAAATTATGCTTTGTAAACAAGATTATCCTTATAAAATGATTTCACTTGTTTCTGACGTTCTGCAATCAATTTGTCATACTTGAACTGCTGTTCATTAGTAAAAACAAAGTTTTGTTTTCTCCAGAATGTTTTAAGTTCTTGAATTTCAAATAGTGGTCTTTCCATAGTATTCTGTGTATTACATAAGGATAACACTTTACAGGCTACCTTTTTTTATATGCACCATAACTTATTTCATCAGGGTTAGAGTCATCTTGTTTACTTACTCTTCTCTTAATAAATGTTAATTCGTGCCAATTTGATTCATAACAACATAAACAAACGTGAATACGTTTATGTAAAAACGTAGTCAAGTCACATTGCTTTCTTGGTTTAGTTGCTATTTCAATCGTGATATACCGAGATGGTTTTTTCCAACCTCTCTTTTCTTCTACTGAATCTGCTTTAAAATATACCCACCCCTCATGCACTTGACCCAATTCCGTTACCCACCGAACATAATCATTTACTTGAGGCTCATACATTACACTTCTGGTGTTGTGTATGGTTGACCCACATCAGGAACAGCTCTCATTCTATTGGCACTTACACCAGATGCCAAAAACTGTTCTAACATAACATCACATCTATCTTTTGTAAGTTTAACTGCTTTATCATCTAATAAAGTCCACCCTTCGGTAGTCAGTTCTTCGATTCTCCAAAGTTTTTCCATAACTTTTAGTGTGTTTAATATATGTATTATAATTTATCGAGTGCTAAAAGTCAACAACAAATTCCTTGATATAATAATCAACAGTAATCTCTAACTTGGCTGCTTCCTTTTCACATTTTTCAACAAAACTTTCAATCATTTCATCAGTTTTGTTTTTGAATAATTCTTCATTCATTTGGTTGTTCCTTGGTAGAGTGACATTCAACTTGACAACTCATCTCTTTTGATGAGAGTTCTCTCCATAGTTCAGCACCTTCTTCGATACTGTAAACTATCTTTTCGCCAACCATAGTATGTTGGGCTTGTATGTGGTTGTTATTCCACCATTTAATTTTAAACATAGTTATTGGGTGGGAGAAAACAAAACTCAACTGCTTAAGTTCGACTTAAATGCGATTGAACGCAACCTTGAAAGTCTTATGTTGGTTTGTTTTCTCACTAGGGTTACACTTTAGAGGCTACAATTAACCACCATCAAGATCGCAACCGATAGCACTACCAGTTACAACCCCTAATGGAATTGCCCACCATCTACCATCGTCTCTTGATAATGCTGCTCCAGCCGCACCACCTAAGATACCACCCGCAATCTTCCCATCTGTGCAATCGTTGTTATCATATTCTATTGTTGTTTCCCTGATGATTCTACCCTCTGATGATCTATTATCACAAGGCACTTCAACAGTTTCATTATATGTTTTGATATAACCAGGATTATCTCGTGTACCTGGCACATATTCCTCTCTGTATTCAGTTTTTAGACAGGTTCGACTTGATGAATATCCTCGTTGATAATCATCAGCCAATACAGGTGTTACTGAACTTAAGGCAATAACCGAAGCAAGTAAGATTTTCATTTTTTTGTTTGACTATGGCTATTTTATCTTAGTCTGCACTCTTAGTCAACTCTTTTTCACGATTCTTAATCATTTTTGCATATTTGACTTCTGCTTCGCTGTAGTAGTCAGGGCAACACTTGGCACGTTTTATTAATTTTTTTGCAGCTTTTCTATTGTTCATATAGGTATTTATACTATTCACTCTCTTTAAGATCGTGGTCATATTCTATAGTGATTTCTCTCCAAGTGCTATATTCATCTTCACACGATCTATAATCTACCTTTGCACCCAATTCTTTTGCAATGTTATCTAATTTCTTCTTGAGTAGGTCATGAATCATGATGCCAATATTAATGTGACTTTGCTAAGTGCTATTGACATCAGGAATCCTAGCATAATTACAACATCATACTGTTTGTGTTTGATGTAAAATGGCATACAAATCATATCAGCAACAAAATGCATTATTGCACCATAGAATACTGATACATGGAGAACAACAAAGTAGGCCGCTATAATCATTATTGACCCTGTTATTCTTCCTGTTACTAATAAATTCATCCGTATGTCATAATGTTGTAATGTTTTCGAGTTGGTGGATAAACAGTTTCTTTCACGATAACTGTCTTGTATATCCTCAATAATAATTCAGATTTCATATTAATTCCATTATAAAACCCCCGACCTGTAAAGTCAAGGGGCTTATTGTGTGTATTGAGTTTTACAGTAAGACCTCCTTACATATACGTTTACATACTGATTGCGTATCATCACATTCGATTAAACACTCGTAGTATTCTGTGAGTTTGGAATCATGTTCTTCTTCGTATGAACCTGCTAATTGATTATATGATACTAGGTTGTGCATAATTTCTCCATTAAAGAATATAAAAATAAGATTACAAAGA